CACCCGTAGTTGTGTGCAATAGATAAACAATTCCAGATTGGTCAACAATACAAATTTTATCTGGATCCATCGGATAGGCTTCGATTGTCGCAGTATCTGTGGTTTGATCTGTTACTAGAACATCACCGACTAAATCTCCTGTATCTCCAGATCCGGGTATTGGTTGAACAAAGTTGCTTGAGTATAATTCAACCCAATCGACATTTGGATTCAATGTTTCTAACCAAACTTGATTATGTTGAAATGTAAATGATGGCTCAGTTAAATGCGTTTGGATAATAGTATCATCAATTGTTTGAAATACATTCTGTGGCCAGGTGTTACCTGCATAATCACTACCACCCATAATATTTTCATCAACAATTAATTCAGGTCTATAGTTGTAACATACCCAAGTCGTATTTGGAGTATAAACAAATCCGTGAGACAAAGCATTACCCTGAAAATCAGTTTGATTTTTCCAATCAGAATCATAGGTGACTGTATACTGGTGATAGTGGGCGGAGACTATATCGCCATTCCCATCTTCAATTGTACCACCCTGAAAAACTCCATTACCATCAACGATTGCGTTTGTATCATCATCAAGTTTTCCAATATTATCATATAAGATAACCGATGTAAGTACACCATCAATTAAGTCTCTTGCTTCTTGTCTTCTAAGACAGTTTGCGACACGACCTCTTTGTCTATCTACTATTTGTCCTTCCTCGAAAAAGTGAACGTGATTTGTGGCTTCCGGTAAGAAAGCCGTGTCGTGTTTACCTGCATATAATTTTGGAATCTCAAAAGCATTCCTGTTTATTAAATCTCTTGCTTGAGTGTAAGATAATGGTGCAGTAGTAGCCGTCTTACCGTGTATAATTAAATTCGGGATATCAACAGCGGGAGTCTCGAATTCGTGAACGTGAAAAGCGGAGCTACTAATAGTCATATCTGGTAATGTAAGTCCTTTGGTTAACATTGTACGAACTAAAGGAGCAAAACCATTTTTACGACCGTGAGAGTGTATTATATCTCCTTCTTCAAATGCTTGCATTTCAACTGAATCAATAACATCATTAGTTGTACCATAAATCTTTGAAACAATTGTGTCCTCTCTATGCGCCTCAAAATGACCATAAGATTTTTCTGGAGCATATTCTGCCTCTGGCATAAATGCTTGAACCCATTCGATAACTCTGTGAAGATGCTTGTATACATTCATTTCCCAAACTGCACAGGAAATCATTGATCCATCTGTCGCAGAATATAAGTCATCTCTAATAATTAATTCCTGCACACTTGGCGGAAATTCTGTAATTGGAAGAACTTTAAGATGCTGGAGAAAATCAAGTGTCACTTTCTCAGGAAAAGCAGATCGTACACCAAAGGCAGCTTGGTTAAGCCAAGAAACTGTATATAATTTTTCTTTGACCCGAGTACCAATATAACCTACATCTATATCAAAAATAATAGATAAGTGATCTCCTGGTTCTGCCCATCCTGCGGCTGAAATTAGTGCAGACTTATTATCAAGAGTACCCAATATCTCAATAACATACTCTTCAAATGCTTTATCAAGATATAACTCGAATCCAGTATGAGCGTGCCCAAGAGTACCGTGTTGTTCTGTCTCTTGATCCCATATATCGATAGCAACATCAAGATAACCGAATATATGAATAAGTAACTTAGTATATTCGGTAGGTAGAGCTACTTCCAGGCCAATCGATGAGTCGTATGAGAATTCAGCAAATAGTTTTAGTCCAACTGGGTGAACAAGTTTCTTTAGAACTTCGCGGTATGATTGAACAGGAACTGAAGATTTAACAACGTATGAAAAGTCTTGGTAATAATCGTTATCTTGCATCTTTCTGTCCGAAGACAAGAAACCTGCAGAGTCTAACCAAAAACCATTTGTTTTCCAAACAGAAGTTCTAACATCAGGTTGTGCAACTGAATCAAGAAGAACCTCACAATCTTCTCTTGTAGTGGGTGATTCTGTGATACCAGTAAGAAAAGCATTTTCTACAGTTAGAACATCTGATGTTAGTTCAAGAACTGGAAACCATTCGAGAAAAGCTGGTTCACCAAAATATGCCGATTGTGAATCTTCACCCTCAGGATGTAATGCGGCTTCGCAATCAATCATATTGTCGAATGGAGACAATTGCGTTATTGGATCAGCCGGCCAGTCGGGCGATACTGTACAGAAAGAGTCTGTCGGAGCATTACCTGGATATGAACCTTGATATTGAAAAGCAAGAGTATGAGTTACTTTTTCTCCAAGTTGATATGTACCATCAACATTGGCTAACTTCATTTTTGTATAATCTACATCAAATCCTTTTATTTCAGCAGTGGCTAAATTCGTTAAACCTGTAATTAATGGTCTTAATGGAAGTTTAGGTACTTCATTAGGATGACCAGTAACGTGAAACCATTTGTCGTTCCATCGATGCCCATTAACAATACATTCACCTTCAGTTCGTATACCTTCTGAAATAACTTGAGCAACATATGGAACCGCATTGAGCCGTGTACCTGTATCTTCCCAAATTTCCTCGTCTTTGACAAACACGCCATTGACTTCTGTGAGCAATAATTTTTCATAGGATGAAGTAGTTATGTCCTCATCCAAATCAACGAAAGCGGTCGCACCAGAAATTTGACCAATAATCTTTTTATTATAAATGTTCCTTACAGTTTCAGGAAGTTGCACATTTACAGTTTCTTCATAGTATTCAGAGGCTGGATCTGTCGCCGCTTTATCAGTTAAGATTGTAATCCACTCTGGCTCATACCATACAGAACCAGATGCTCTCCACATCCATTGTTTTGGATATAGAGTTTCAACATTAGCATCGAAATCTCGCCTGAAAAGAAAGTTAAGGGCGTTGGTAGTACCTTTTTGCCTATATATTGGTTGAATATTTTTGGCTAGAAAAGCCTTATCAGTAGTAGCTACGGTAGGATCAACAGCAGTATGAGGAGTACCGTGGAGATACTGTTTCTCAAACTCTGGAATAAACGAATCGAGGGCGTGGTCAATATCCAGGTTCTGAATTAATTCAGTTATCTGGGTATATTCTCCTAGTTCACCATTAACACTTGTTTCCCTTTCCAAGTATTCAAAATACTTGCGAAGGAAAGTGATGAACATCGGATGGTCTTCCCGTACATAATCGGGAACCATTCTCTCTACAAAGATTGATAGAAACTTTGCAGGATGTTTATTAAAGTTATCTTTTTGCGCCATTTGTAATTACACCCGATCAAGCATTAATACTGACCATTGAAATATTACTCTTTTCCAGAACAAGTAAATTATTTCTAATTGCAGTAATGTCGTTTGTTTGAGGTGTAGCATATAAACTAATTACTGTGTTGGTATCTAAAACTGGATTAAATCCTATTAACTCAATAATACCAGTATCGTAAGCAATAGTCCCCTGTTCTGTATTTAAAAATTGTTCACCTGCAATATCATACAAAAGAATATTTCCTTGACCATCATCTAATAGAGCAAATTGGGTACCTGCTTCTGAGTTACCAAATACGGAAGATACAGACGTACCTGCCGTTATAGCATTGTCAAATCTGAAAATATAGTTACCAACTGTGTTCGATGCTTCTATGAAAAACTTTTTATACATTTTAATGTTAGTCAAGTTATTAGAAATAGAAGGATCGGTGCTATCAATAGTATTAATAAGGCGAGAATAACGCAATGTCACTTTGAATTGTGTAAGTTCTCTTTCAAAAAAATCACTAATTTCAGATATAATTTTTGTCTGAACTTGACCAGCTGATAATTGAGTTAGAACTGGATCATATTTAACGGTTGCATCCACATCTATATACGTATATTCTGGAGCAGTTATGATTGGATTAATAGCCAACATATTATATTTGGAAAGTATTTCATCTGTTAGTCGAGTCTTCGTCAAAGGAGATAATTCTAATCCGTGTTTCGGCTTGATACAAATGAATACAGCACCATATTGAGGAGGATCATTTTCTTCACCACCCCAAACTGCAATCGACTCAATGTTTGGATATTTCTCGACTAAAATGGTCTTATAGTCTTCGGCTGTAACTGCTCTGTCCTGTCTCTCATACGCTCTAGGAGCAGTATTTTTAATATTTTCCGTACTTTCTTGTTGAGAACCAAGAGAACTTATGTCCACTGTCTCTACCACAACAGTTGATGCCGTGTATGTACCATTAATAGTAGATTCAAGAGCAAACGCCTGTTCTGCGACAGTTGATACATAATTCCCTTCATCTCCCTTTGTACTCAGATAAACAATATTGATTTGTGCGCCGTCAGTAGGTCTTCGCCCGAATAGTCCATTACCAAAGTATATCTCGGTTACTCCATCTAGTCCTTCTTGAAGAAAGAAAACAGCGGATTCGTTATCTAATTCAGAAAGTATTTGATTATTCTCCCAAGGCCAATCTGCAATCACCATACTCATTGTTGCTCTGTCACAGGAGATGTCATCTACTATAAACTTTTGTGTATCTGATGTAGCATCAAATGTCCATTCAAGTCCTTTTAATGTTCCTTGAGATAGTTTAATTTCTCCAGAGAACTCTCCCCCTTCATCTGCAAATATATTTACTGAATCTAAATTTGTGAAAGGTAGAGGTATACCGTTTATGTTTGATATGAATTGTGTTCCTTTTTCAACAATAATATAAGACGGGTCTGTTCCAGTAGTGTCAAATGTTAGCTTGACAATGGCTTGTGCGGCGTTTGCACTCTTAGGAACATATCCAAGTGCCTTTGCGTGAGACACTACAGAATTACGCAAAGTGGCTGTATCAAGAAAAGACTCATTGATAGCCATATTCGTATGAAAGCCCATATAGTGAGTAGTATACGCCATCACATCTATGAGAACACTCATTCCAGAGCCTTCGAAATCAAAGTCAATGAACTCATCTTGGCCGCCCATAAACTCTTTAATATTCTTTTTAATTCCATCAAACTCAAGATTGCTTAAATTTAATGCTTTTGGATTAGTATGTACTGCCATTTGTTATCTCAATCTGTTTAAGAAGAAATCTAATTCTACAGGTGAACCTTCATTTATAGGAACATAAACAATAGATACTGCATATCCATTTCTATCTGGATCTGCATTGACTTGAACTCCTGTTAATTCACATCTGGGTTCAAATCTTCGTATTGCTTGCTCGATGGATCCCTCTAATATAACTCGTGTTTCTGTAGACATTGGTTCAAAGAGACTATGATATATTGTTGAACCAAATGCACTCTGAAATACTCGTTCACCTCGTTGTGTTCTAATAATATGAATGATACTACCATTAATAGAATCAACATCAGATCGCCCAACGATATCGTTAGTCAAAGGATGTACCAACATATCGAGGTCTAAATCTCTATACTTTCTAAGTCTTTTTGTCTTTATCGGTGCGGGCATTGTTTTAGGTCATTCTTCTGAAATTTTAGTCTTGTTTTGCCTATGCCGTCAATGCTGTATACGCAAGCATAAGTATTTCCCATTTTCTTTACTACTTGAGCAGTTATTCCTTCAGGAATGTTTAAATACATACCCACTTCGATTTGTCCTTTACCGGACCAATATCCGTTGTTCTTTACTTCATTTAAAAGGTGTCCGTATACGGCACATCTTTCTGGAAAAAGTTTTTCCGTCTCAGTAGTCATTATACTATATTTATACTTGGACAGTTAGGATTCGTCAATGATTGTAGTTCCCGAGCCAGAAAGATTTGTAGAACCACACGAGAGAGAATCTCCTATTCTTGCTACGGGGATTCCGTTTATTAGAACATTCGGTGAACCACTAGCTTGTATAGCGCCGTGTGGTGGACAAACGGAACATCCGTGATCCTCCCATAGATCACCTACTCTGACAACAGGCAGTCCATCTATCAGTACATCCCACGATGCACTCATATTTGTTCGTGTCGGGAAACACCCGTGTCCTGTACACATATCTCCTAGTCTTACTACTCCTGGCATATCGTTTCTCCTATATAATTCTATATGATTTTCCGGGTAACCTCTCAGAGATTTTTTTCCCGGACATAATTGTCCTCCAAAACGGTGGGTCCCTTAAATGGCACCACTTTATTTGGGTAATTTCAAAATCTTCTCCCTATTTTAGGGCACTAAAATTTAGCGACGGCAATTTATCGGTGTCAAAGGCCTTATTCGTGGGTAATTTAGACTTAGTATTCACATTCTTTTTATTGGTGAATGTCCCATATGATTCGACTGCTTTGTTTCCTCCTGTAGAGCCTGCTCTACCTTTTTTACACACCCATTCTCCATTAGCGGCTACACAAATTGCTTTAGACTTAGCGTTTGTTATGTCTGCTCGTTGACTACCACCTGATACTGCTTTTATTGCCGCTGTGATGACATACCATTTACCGGAATGTTTTTGACAGGTCGCTTTACCCGGTTCAAATGGGTCGACATAAGTGGCACCATATGTAGCCATTATTACTACTTCAGCAGATTCATAAATCTTTCCATCATCTTCAATATATTGTCCTGAACCGGACGCTGCCGCGGCGTCTACCTTAGCTATTAATTGTTCAGTATAATTCGCTGGATCTACCACCTGATAGCCGTCTGGAAACTTCAAATCTGTAAAATCGCAAGCTCCAACTTCTTTAGCATTTGGTACTGCTTCTGTTGGTTGACACGCACAGGTCTCTACTTGCGACCAATCTCCCGATTTCATTGCGTTTTCTACTACTTCCCTGGATTTATCATATTCAGATATATCTCCTCCAATATTAGATTTTTGTGCTGAAGTATCAGGAGGAAGCGAGGCGGCACCAGGACTAATTCGATAAGTACCAGGTAGTATCCCTAATCCACTAGATACTTGTACTGTTGCTACATCAAATGGTTTTGGATCGTTTAAATCTGCACTTGATTGAGATGGTGCTGTACTCTGTCTAGAGAGAATTGGATCGTTTCTTCCTGCATCATATGGTGTTGCTACAGATGGATGACCCCAAGTACCATAAAATGACCCTACTTCCATAATTGGGTCACGCTCTTTAGTCACGATTATTGCTCTAGCACCTCCACTAGCAACAGGAGAAGCAGCCCTAGCTTCAGGTGATACACTAGGGGTATCACGAGATTTAGCAGTAACTACAGGTCTAGCGGTATTTTTTAATGCTGATGAAGGACTTGATGGTGGTGCTCCAGCTTGATATTCTGGAAAAGTATCTGTTAATGTCTTTGCTACAGGACCCATAGCCGCTTCTACTGAACCAGCTACTTTGACTTCATTGTCGGTCATCTCCTTTTCGTGCCAATCTCCTTCAGTCGCTTTGCACCCTGCTTCATCTCTATTAGAACCTGCAGACGCGGCACCACCTGTACACCATCCTACTTTATGAACCTTTGCAACTTTAGTCTTATCTTCGGCTACTGCTTTGTATTCTACGTCCTTTACGTTAGCGGTGAATTTTTCATTTCTGTCATCCATAGGAGTTTCACCCTTCTCTAATGCTTTTGAAAAATCAGACTTAGGTGGCGGTATCTCATTTCCGTGAACATCTTCTGTAGGATACTCTGGATCATTTGGTTCTACCCATCCTACACCAGGAACGTATTCTGGAGGAGTTGAATCATATCCTCCTGTTGGAGATTCCTCTTGTTGCTTCTTAATCACCTCTGCTCCTTTGGGTTGAGACTCAGAAATCTGAGCAACAGTAGCTTGACCCTCCATTGGAGCTTGCTTATGTTTGGGTACTTTAGCAACTGTTTTGCCCGTTGGAGTTAATTCGGCTGCGAGGGGGACTTCCGGTTCAACAGGCTCATCTAATTGTCCTGTAGCGGATTTGTATAGATGAACGATATCACTCATCACCGGTCCGGTAACGTGCTCCAACATTCGATTAGAATTGACTAATGCACAGGGGTCGGAAGTGGCTAACTTGGCAAATGCTGCCCATTGAGCTAGTTTATTCAGAGCATTTGCAAGGGCGGCAAGGTCTTCTCCAATAAGTTCATTGACTTTACCCATCATATCGGCACACATATTATCGAACTCGCTAACTAGACCACGTATCTCTTCACAGTTAGCAAGCATATTACTTACGCTGGAAGCGTTGGTGACACCCTCCACTAACTGTCTAGAACGTTTGTTAAGCTGTGGTAAGTCCCCTGCTCCTGTAGCATCATCCATCACACCCTCAGACTCAAAGAGAGTAGCGAATCCAGCGGCACAGTCAAGCATATCATCATACTGACCTAACGCTTTGGATAGCTCCCGTCCTGCTTGCTGTATCCCGGAGTTACGTATGAAGTCTCGTGTAGCGGCGAGTAACTGTTCTTCCATCCAAGAGCCACACGAAGTGAAACCATCAGAAACCTCTTGAACGCCTTGGAGCGTATCCCATATCTCATCACCATCAGCACCCGGATAAGCCGCTTTGACGGCAAACTCATCAACCCCGTCCGGTGGTCCAGTAACGTTTAATGATTTTCCATTGCTTTTCATCTTGTCGGCTTTACCGGAAGCCGGCGACTTCATCATTGATCCGACACCGCCCATCGCATCTGAGGCACTCGAAAAAGTCCCTGTACCCTGGGCACTCGATATTACGCTACTTGGTGATGGCATTTTCTATTCTCTCTCTCAGCTATTATTTTTTTTTTTCTCGTGAAAAACACGGTTTTTTCTGTTTTTCGGCTAATTTAGCTTCAAACCAGCCCCTTTTACCCAGTTTAGAGTACCTGCTTCGGTGGTTACGCCCTTAGCAGAGGTGATTGTGCAGTCATCTAATGAATCGATGTTACAAGCTCCACCTGCTTCTATGTTCACATCACCCCCGGAAACGAAATTCAGATCACCTCCAGCATCAAAGGTTATATCACCATCTGCTTTAATTTCAACATTCCCGGTGACTTCAATTCCTTCATCACCAAAGACAATGGTGTAATTGTCCATCATAACGGTTACTGTTCGTGTTCCATCTGGTCCTATCTCTTCGTTTGTACCTGACATATGATACCTCATAAGTCGTTCAGACCCTGGTGTATCGTCCCATTCTTCTACGTGACCACTCTCGCTTGCTCTTACGTGATTAAATGGATACTGAGCCTTATAATTATCCATTGGTAATCCTTCTTCCGGTTTAGAATCTCCTCCCCCTACACTCGGTGGTCCTTCGAAATCTTTGCGTGCCCGTCTATGCGTATCGGGTTCTCCTAGATGTGTGGCTTTTGGATATATCCCGTTTGGATCGTTAAAACCAGTCTTAGCTGGCGGCTTAGTAGGATATCCCCCTAGCGTTCCCATCATTATAGGTTCTTGACAATTAGCTCCATCTCTGAAGAATCCCATCACCCACGTACCTTCAACGGGACCAAGTGGAGTTGTTCCGATTCCATTCATCGCGGCGCTCGTAATTGGTTGCATTGGATGAGCCCAGGGTAGATCAGGAGTAGGAATTCCTTCATCGACACCTAGCTCCATTTTGTCTGTATGCAGACCAGCTATTCGTACTTTGCATCTTCCCAAACACATCGGATCTCGTCTATCTTCTACGACACCCATAAACCAGATGAAACCATCAAATCCCATAAATTGCATAATCTATTCTCCTTTAAGAACGTTCTTCAATTACTTTGTCTGGATCCCCAAAGAATCCATCCTTCATACACTCTAATGTCATTGTATATCCTGCGTTAGATATCTTATGATGTATTGCGGTGACTAACCATTTTCCTGTCATATACTGATCCTCGGGCACATCGTGAACGTGAATATGAGTCGGTATTCGGAGCATTACGACATCACCGGCCCAGCAATTTGAATCACCAGGAACATCAAATTTAATCGTATTCGTCTCCATTTCATTCATCTTCATATCGTAGAGTGGATAATGACTATTTTCTCCCTTATCGTGGATATTATAAAGATAATTAGAACTCATAAAACCATTATGTTGCCATACATTAAAATCTGCGAACGGGGCGGCTTTCGGTCCGTTCAGCCCGATACCTTCCGCCATTACGATATTTTTCTTACCATCGTATTCAACTTCATAACTATCTAGCGACTTTTCAAGAATATTATGTGCTAATATCGAACTACCATACTGACCATTTACTTGTCCGACCGGTATATTAAATCGAGACTGCTCTGAATATTTGTCCATAATTGCATTATCAACTGTAAATCCTTTCGCATCTTCGACAATTTTCGTGGGCATATTCTTCAACTGAAATGCTCTCATTATGTCTCCGCCTTTTAATTCGTCTACCGTGACAAATTTGAACCCATCATTATTTTCAAAGAATAGATAATTGGATTCTCCCTTTGCTGATACAGAGTTTTTAGCAAGAAAATTCATTAATTGAAAAGGATTCCAATTCGGTACAACCATATTCTTTTCGTGAAGAGAAGGAGATACTGTGAAGTCAGTCCATAAATATGATCCAAACTCCATAATATTCACACCTACATATTCTGCTATCTCTGATGCCGTCATTTTCTGAAATGAACGACTTATCAACTTTTTGTTGTTAGTAAAGAGATAAGGAGATGATATTCCTATATTATATGTGGTAGTTTTTGCAGTCTTTGTTCCACCAGATATAGAATCAACTTTCATCTCCTTTTCAAGATTGGAAGTTTTCAGCGATGCCGTATTCGGAGTAAGTATTTCAAAATGGACTTGTTCTAGACCAGAGCCGATAATACCATTAGCTTCGACCATTCCTGTTCCATCTTCTATCGTTATGTTGCCGTACATACAGTTATTGTATATCGACTCCCAGATACTCATTCCTTTAATGATACCACTCAATTCGGCACTATCTCCTTTGTAGTTAGTGAACTCACAATTCCAATCAGACGTTGATCTAGGATCTAATGTCTCAAAGTTTGGGGTCATCATAGTCTATTCCTGATATTGTTGTTTAGTGTTTCTCATCCATTTCGCAAATTCGTCCGCTACATCCGAGACGTGGTTAGATTTGAGTAACATAATATGCCTCAACTCATCATTTAAATGTATTTCCCATTCTAAATTAGTAACCGGCACCCTGTCTTCCTCTACGGATTGATCGGGATATTGAATATATTCAGAATCTTCATAATGATGAATTTCATCTTGGTCGTCATAAATTTTGTTCACATAAGCATAGACTTCTGTTTCTTTTTTCACCCAGTCATAGAATGGATCAATCACTTTATTTATTGCACATACAATCCACCAATAGTCTGAATTCCCATAATACTGCTCTGCTACTTTTTCAGGAGTAGCAGTTTCGTCTATAGTTACGGAATAATACATTGTTGCATATTTTTCAACTGTTTTGAGCATATTTAACCTGTGTGTAATATCAGATATGTTTACTCCATTATAATTTAGTTGAGGAAGTATTTTCGTATATTTTGCCATTAGTAACCTCCAACTTGATCTATATCTTCTTGAGTGATAATTGCGTTTTCTTTAAGAGTTACATTTAATTGAGTTTCAATTGGAGCTCCGTCTTCATAAGCATTCCACGTTCCTGTCGGTGTGTAATTCACTTCTACTGATTCGATAAAAGAATCTTTTATTTGAAATAAATGAGGATTTATTTTATCCCCATACCAGAATTCTACATTGACTGTTACAGGAATACCTAGGCGTCCTATACTTCTCATAGAATCTTGTTTTTTATCATTTGACTTGGGAATTGGAGTGTGTCTCACACCGTTTTTTGCCGTTGCGTCTATCTCCATTGTCGATTGTTTATGAGCCTTAGCAGAACTCTTATAATCTGTATTAGCACCAAAAAGCCCCTTAACTACAGGAGATGAGAATTTTTTAAACGCAAAGCAAATTGTTTCAATCGCATTTTGTTCTTCTCTATTTTGAGGTATCATTCTCCAATTTAAAGTATGTGACCTTAATGATGCACCGTCATAGACTAATCCCATCATTTGGTTTTGTATTGATCCCATAGCCATTTTGCCTGAATTGTTTATGTTGGCCATTGACGACACAAAGTCAGCAAATTCACTGGCAGCCCCTCCGGCAGCCATAGCGACCTGAGAAAAGGCTTCTGCTCCCATTCCCGAATATCCGGCTACTGCTGAATTTTCTGAACCTCTATTAACCATTATATTATCTGATGCTGTATATCTCTGATTATAGTTAGTACCAAGAGTTAATGGCATAGGTAGCCAAATATTAGCAAGAGAGTCTTTATCCAATGCGTGTGATTGTCCTTTTATTACTTCCGGTGCTTCAGTCGGTATCCAAGAATTGATTATTAATCTTGTCCAAAAATTTCCCGCTGATACATCATCTAACGGAAATTTAAATACTTTGGGTCCTGGTTCGGCGATCTTGGAGGCATCAGGCGCAAATTTCGCTGAGTCGTGTTTATTGTCCTGCAAGCTACTGGTAACATCTGATATTGCTACAGAGCCTGATCCGTGGGAACCAATCTGCGGTCTATCTGCTCCTTTTATTAATGGCATATGTCCTTCTCTACGTGATAATGAGTCCTTTAAACTATTTATATAAATAGTTGATATGGCTTATAAGGGAAACTATAAAGTAAAAAATCGCTCAAAATATGTGGGTGCTGTCGATAAAGTTCGATATCGCTCATCTTGGGAACGCAGATTTATGGTATATTGTGATGTGACACAACCAAAAATCGAGAGATGGAGTAGTGAAGAAATTATATTGCCCTATAAGAGTCCGGTTGATGGGAGAGTCCATAGATATTTTCCAGACTTTTGGATTGAACAAAGAGATGAAAGTGGTAAATTATCTACAATGGTTATTGAAGTAAAACCTAAGGCGCAATGCGGACCACCTAAGAAGCCGAAAACTAAAACTACTAAGAGCAAATATAGGTATTTACGTGAAATGAAAATGTGGAAAGTGAATGAAGCAAAGTGGAAAGTAGCAGAAGAATTTTGTGCTGAAAGAAAGTGGACATTTAAATTACTCACAGAGGACCATTTGGTAAAGTAATATGGCAATAAAGATCGCAAAGAAATTAATTAGTGTCGCAAAAGGAACAGAAAGAGTTGGTTCTGATGGTATCAAGTATCGTTGGATGGGTGGACAATGGTTGAAAATAGCAAAATCTGGTAAGAGTAGTCAGGTAGCACGAAGAGCTATTGGAGCCGAATTGACTTCTTCTGCGATGTCATCGAAAAGGGGATCGAAGGCTAAACAAGCAAAGAAATCTGTAGCGTGGTTTAAGAGAAAAGTAGGTGAATCTGCTAGAGGATTCAAGAAAAAATCAAAACTAGCTCTCGGAAAGATGTATACGTTTGGGTATGACGCCAAATATAAGGAAGTTCTACCGTATTGGGATAAATTTCCTCTTATTATTGTGCTTGATGTGTATAGGGATGGGTTTATGGGACTCAATTTTCATTATGTATCTCCTGTAGACAGGATGGTCTTTTTCAAAAAAATGATGAAATTCTCTACTCAACACGGTGAAGTTGAAACTATGACAGCCGCGGCGAAATTCAATGTCTCTTGGGATGCAGTACGAAATGTAAGACACGCTGACAAAATGATACATAAATACTTATATGGTCACGTAAAAACAAGTCTACTAGAAGCACCTCCAAATGAATGGGAGAACGTTATATTTCTACCATATCAGAAATTTGTCGGTGCTAGTGCAAAATCAGTTTGGAGTAAGTAATGAAAATATCAGAATTTAATGAAGTAATAGCAGGTGAAGATTTCGCTAGAAATAATATGTATTCTATCGAAATTTATATGCCCCGAGGACACAAAACCATGGGGACTTCTGGTTCTGGTGGATACTTAGGAAAATTCTACACTGGAGCAGATTTGGAAAAGGGGGGAGCTAAATTTCTTTCGTATAAAGCAAAACAAGTAACATTACCAGGTAAATCTCTAGGTACAATCGATGGTAGACGATTTGGTCCAGTATTTAAAGTAGCAAATGATTTAATAGTGGACACAACAACTATGATATTTATGTGCGGAGAGGATTTTGCAGAACATAGATTCTTTGATGGTTGGTTATCTGCTATTGTAGGACAAGTTAAACACGCTACAGGGACATCTTTGGGGGCTCCTAGAAAACATAGACAAGTATATACTTTAAGTTATTATCTGGATTATGTTGGACAAGTTCACATCATTCCTCTCGATAGACAAGGCGGTGCTATTGCGAATGTCGTTATGATGGAAGCATATCCATCATCTGTTGGACCAATAGAATATTCTTGGAGTACTGAAGGAGAAATAGCAACATTTACTGTAACTTGGACATTTAAAGATTGGAATCATATCAATCCTAAAGATGGATGGTGGGCTGATTCAAATGAGACCAAATCTGGAGAGAAATTAGTAGACAGTCGACCACAACCTACTGGCGGACCACCGCGTTAGTATAAAAGGGGAATAGCCGTTTATTCCCCGCATTGATAAGATAATTGTTAATAGGAGATAATATTATGGCATTACCAAAAATAGAAACACCGATGTACAGTTTGAAACTACCATCGGATCAAAAAAAGAGTGTGACTTACAGACCATTTCTGGTGAAAGAAGAAAAGATTCTTTTAACAGCAATGGAAGGAGCAAAAGAATTAAAGGGAGAAGAGTTTCAGAGAGCAGTAAGAGATGTGATTTTAAGAATCATCTCAAATTGTACTGATGGAAAAATAGATGGAGAAAAGTTACCCGCATTTGATGTAGATTATATGTTCTTAAATATTAGAGCAAAGAGCCGCGGCGAAATGATTGAGCCATCATTTACTTGTAATCAAGAAGGACCAGACGGAAAACTTTGTGGAAACATAGACAAATATCCAATTAGAATTGACGAAATCAAAATTAATTTTCCTGAAAAAGATCACTCAAAGATTATGGTAAAGGATGATATTGGAATCCAATTAAAGTATATGTCTACTGAAGAAGTGAAAGTTCACGATGGTGAAGATGATCCTATTGAAAAGATGTTTAAAATTATTGTTGATTCAATAGATTATGTATTTGATGCTGAGAATGTTTATAAAGGTAAAGAAACATCTAAACCTGAAATGGTCACATTTGTAGAGAGTTTGACCGAAGATGCTTTTGATAGCATCAAAGAATTTTTTAATAATCTACCGACATTAAAACACACAGTTGACTATAAGTGTACAAAATGTGGTCATAAAGAACCAGTCACTTTGGAGGGGCTGGAAGATTTTTTCGGCTTTGCATAAGTTACGATTCGTTGGTCAATCATTACAAGACCAACTTTCAACTTATGCAACATCACAATTATAGTTTATATGATTTAGAG